AGACCGTCGAGATCCCCGTCGACCGGCTGGTCGTCTACACCAACGAGCGCGAGGCCGGGAACTGGCGCGGGCAGAGCATGCTTCGCGCCGCCTACAAGTTCTGGGTGCTGAAAGACCGCATGCTCCGGGTCCAGGCCCAGTCTGTGGAGCGCAACGGCCTGGGCATCCCGGTCTACGAGGGCGCGCCTCGCGAGGCGGACCTGAGCAAGGGTCTGGAGACCGCGAAGCGGTGGCGGGCGGGCAGCGACGCCGCCGCGGCGATCCGCAACGGCGCCAAACTCACCGCCCAGGGCGTGCAGGGCCGCGTGCCGGACGCCGACCCGGTGATCCGCTACTACGACGAGCAGATGGCGCGCACGGCGCTGCTGCACTTCCTCAACCTCGGTGCGGAGAGGGGCACCGGGTCGTGGGCGCTCGGCGACGTTTTCATGAACTTCTTCGTGATGTCGCTGCAGGCCATCGCCCAGTCCCGGGCGGACGTGGTCAACGAGCACGTCATCGAGGACCTGGTGGACCTGAACTGGGGTCCCGACGAGCCGGCACCGCTGCTGGTCTTCGACGAGGTGGGCAGCCGCCACCCGGCCACCGCCGAGGCGATCAACATGCTGGTCACGTGCGGCGCGATCCTGCCGGACCGCGAGCTGGAGGAGCACCTGCGTCAGCAGTACGTCCTCCCGGCGAAAGGCACCTACTCCGTCCCGGCCGCTCCCGCGCCCGATCCGGCACCGACCAAGCAGGCCGACACCGGCGCCGGTGCCCGCGCCGTCATCGCCCACGGAGGCATCGCATGACCCGAACCGCATCGCCGCGCACGCTCGGCGATGTCCCCCCGCAGCTGGGAGTGGGCCCGGTGCTCGCCCTGGCCACCGCCGAGGGCGAGACCACTACCGCGACGCGCACCAGCGCCGACGTCTACGTGTACGGCAACATCGGCGGCTGGTTCGGGGTGGACGCCGACGACTTCGTGCGTGATGTCGCGGGCCTGGACGTCGACCAGCTGGTGGTACACCTCAACTCGCCTGGAGGTGACGCCTTTGAGGGCGTGGCGATCGCCAACGTTCTGCGCGCGCACCGTGCCCACGTGGTGGTGCGGGTGGACGGGATGGCCGCCTCGGCTGCCTCGGTCGTCGCGATGGCCGGCGACGAGGTCGTCATGGGCATCGGCAGCCAGTTGATGGTGCACGACCCGTGGATCTACGCCGGAGGGAACGCCGCCGACCTCGAGGCGGTCGTGCGCCGGCTGCACTCCAGCGGCGACTCGCTGGCCGGGACCTACGCGGCGAAGGCCGGCGGCACCCCGGCCGAGTGGCGCGAGGTCATGAAGGCCGAGACCTGGTACACGCCCGAGGAGGCCGTTGCCGCGGGGCTCGCGAACCGGGTGGCCGCCGCCGACGAGGTGGCGACCGCCGAGGGCGAGCAGATCACCCCGGGCGAGTCGAGCTCGGACTGGTGGAGCTTCTGGGACCAGCTCTCCGCCACGGACCGCTTCGACCTGTCGGGCTTCAGGTTCCCCGGACGCGAGCACGCACCGCCGCCCGCCATGCCGGGCCGCACGACTCCCGCCGCTTCCGCGGTCGGGCAACCCAACCCACCACGAGGAGGCGGCGCCGTGCCGACTTTCCTGGACAACGTCCGGCAGCGGCTCGGTGTTGCTGCCGATGCGGACGAGACCACCGCGCTCGCCGCGCTCGACGAGGCGCTCGAGGAGCGTGGCGAGACCACCCAGGGCGCCCTGCCCGACGGCGTGGTCGCGGTCGACCAGGCCACGCTCGACCAGATGCGCACCGACGCCGAGCTCGGCCGTGCCGCGCACGCCAGGCAGGCGCGCGAGGACCGGGAGCGCCTGGTCGCCGCCGCGGTCGCCGACGGCCGGATCCCCCCGGCACGGCGCGAGGCGTGGATCACCATGCTGGCCGCCGATCCCGGTGCCGCGGAGCAGCTGGCCGGGCTGGCGCGGGGCACGGTCCCGGTCGCGGCGAGGGGCCACGACCACGACGCGCCCGACGACGACGAGGACGCGCCGAGCCTGCAGGCCGGTGCCGACCTCTACAACAGCCGCAACGGCAAGAAGGGCTGACGGGCCATGGACCTCAGCATTCGCACCGAGACCTTCAACCAGGACGCGCAGGACTGGCTCGGCTCGGCCCACGGGACCGAGACCGCGCGGTCGATCACCTTGGACGTCTCGACGTTCACGCCCGCCACCCACTACCCGGACGGCTTCCTCAAGAGCGGCCTGCCGCTGGGGAAGATCACCGCGTCGGGCAAGTACGGCCTGTACAGCGACGCCGCCGCCGACGGCCGCCAGACGCTGGTCGGGCACCTGTTCACCGGCGTGAAGGCGCCGGTCGTCAACACCACCCCGGTGGGCGGCGCGCTGCTGCTGCACTGCTTCGTCGTCGAGGCGAAGCTGCCCGCCCCCGGGGTCGACGCCGCCGGCAAGGCGGACGTCGCCGGCCGGATCATCTACGTCTGAGAGGGCCGGATAGATGCTGCTCAACACCGACTACATCAACCCGGTCGAGCTCACCGGGTACGAGCGGGCCGCACTTGCGGACCTGGAGATCAACAGGTTCACTCTGGCCGGGTTCCTGCCGCACCGGGTCATCGACGACCTGATGTTCAGGTTCGCCCAGGGCGGCGAGGGTCTGATCGACGCCGCGACCTACCGCAACTTCGACACCGAGTCCCCGATCGCAGCTCGGCCCGGCGTGACGCGGGTGACCGGCGAGCTCCCGCCGATCAGCCGGAAGATCCGGCTCGGCGAGTACGACACGCTGCGCAACGCCCGCGACGCGGACGCTCGGATCCGCACGGCGCTGTTCGACGACGCCACCCGCATGGCCCGCGCCATCGCGGCCCGCCTCGAGCTGGCGCGCGGTGAGGCGCTGCACACCGGCAAGCTGGTGCTCTCAGAGAACGGCGTGGTGGCGACCGTCGACTTCGGTCGAGCGGCCGGTCACACGGTCACGGCCGGCACGCCGTGGTCGACGGTCGCCACCGCCAAGCCGGTGCCGGACATGCTCTCCTGGCTGCAGACCTACGTCGACGCCAACGGCGAGGAGCCCGGCGTCGCGCTCACCTCGCGGAAGGTGCTCAACCTCCTGCTGCAGAACGCCGACGTGCGGGGCCTGCTGGCTGCCAACGGGGTCATCCCCAGCGTCGCGTCGGCGGCCGGGCTGAACACCGTGCTGCAGGCCTACGGGCTGCCGCCGATCCAGACCTACGACGCGCAGGTGAAGGTCGGCGGGGTCGGCACCAGGGTGATCCCGGACAACAAGTTCCTGTTCCTCCCGGCCCCGGTCGACCCGGGCAACGTGGGCGGCACCGACCTGGGGGCGGTCCTGCTCGGCACGACCGCCGAGGCCCAGGAGCTCGGCTACGGCCTGACGTCGGGGGAGCAGCCCGGGATCGTCGCCGGGGTCTACAAGACCGAGGACCCGGTGGCTCTGTGGACCAAGGCGGCCGCCATCGGCCTGCCGGTCCTGGCCAACCCGAACCTGTCCTTCTCGGCGACGGTGGCGTGATGGGCCGCCGGCTGAACACCTACGTCCACATCGACGGCACCGCCTACGGGCCGGACAGTGACGTCCCGGACGAGGTGGCCGAGCGGATCACGGCGCCCGGGGTCTGGGACGACCAGGCCGAGGAGCCCGATCCGGCGCCGCATGACCGGCCCTCCGACCGCGCCAGCAAGGCCGCGTGGGTCGAGTTCGCGGTCGCACAGGGTGTCGACCCGGATGAGGCCGAGGCGCTGAACCGCGACGAGCTCGCGGCGAAGTTCCCGAAGCCGGAGTAGCCGGTGGCGCCGATCGACGTGGTGCCTCTGACCATCGCGAAGGCGCACCTCAACAAGACCGACGACGACGCCGACGACGCCGAGGTCACCCGCTGGATCGGGGCGGCGGTGCGCCGGGTGGAACGCCACCTCGGCCGCAGCCTCGATCCCGGGCCCGCGGTGGACGACGAGCTCGCCGCGTGCCTGGTGGTGCTCGGTGAGTGGTGGCGGACCCAGCGGCCGCCGCGGGGCAACCTGGGCGGCATCGTCGGGCGTGACCCGGGCGCGCAGGACACGGCCCCCACCTCCGGCGCCCCGCTGCGGGTGAAGCTGGAGGAGCTGCTCGGCCCGGAGGCGGGCGGGCAGGCGCAGGGCAGCTTCCCGCTGCCCGAGCCGTACCCGGATCCGGTGGTCTGCCGGTGACCGCCACACCGGTCCGGGTGATCCAGGCCCTGGTCACGCTGTGGGATGTCGCCCTCGGCGAGGTCCTGGTGCACGACGGTGAGCCCCCGGCTGGAGCCGACAGCAGCCGGATGCTGGTGGTGGGCACCGACATCGACCCGGACATCGACGCCATCGCGGGCACCGCCACCCGCAACGTCGGCTCGCTGTTCGGCGACATGGACGTTCAGTGCGTCCTGCAGGGCTGGTCCGGCGACGTAGCCCCGGGGGCGCGGGCCACCCTGCGCAACGACGTGTTCGAGCTGTTCAGGCTCGCCACCGAGGCGGTCTGGGCCACCCCGGGCCTCGACATCCCCGAGATCGTGTCGAGCGCGCACGTCTCCAGCTGGTCGCTGCGCGATCTTTCCGACGATCAGGGCGCGCTCGCACAGATCGTGTTCCTCGTCCACGTGGACACCTACTAGGCCCAGGGAGGGTCACATGGCCGCCGACAAGACGAGCGTCCTGTTCAAGCACAAGGAGTCGAAGGCCGAGTACCTCGGCTTCCGGTCCCAGGCCAAGGCCCTGGGTGCCGCGGGCTGGGAGATCGTCGAGCCGACGGCCGAGTCCGCGGCCGACGACGCGGGCACCCCGCCCGACACCCCCACCGAGTCCGAGCCGGCTACCGCCGCGCGTACGAGGAAGGCCTGACCCATGCCGACGCCCGTTCTCGCGGCCCAGCCGCGCTTTTACCAGCCCGGCGTCACGAAGATCTACTTCGTGCCCACGATCGTCAACATCAACGCGCCGACGCGCGTGGAGCTCACGGCGGGTACCGACCTGACCAAGCAGGTCCGCTCCATCGACGGCTGGCTGGTCAAGGCCGACCAGCTCGACGCCCCCGACATGGGCAGCCGGTTCACCAGCAAGATCGGCGGCCGCACCAGCGCCGACGACAGCTCGCTCACCTTCTACGGCGCCCAGAACGGTGAGGACGTCCGGGCGCTGCAGCCCCGCGGCACCCTCGGCTTCATGGTGTTCCTCGACGGTGGCGACGTCGAGGACTACCTGATGGA